GAAGCAGGCAATTGCCATAGCACTTTCTGAAAGTGGAAAAGCTAAGAAATAATGAATGATCACTGGTTTGTAATAGCGCTGGCTGTGCTGGCTAACGTAACTTTAATCTTAAACGCAATACATCACTGGTAACAAACAAGGATCACCAACCCTAGTGGAGTGATACAATATGTCAATAACAGCAAAACTAAATCCAAGACACCAACAACTAATTAGAGACAAGATACAAACAGGCTTATTAATTGAGAAGTTGCAACAGTGCGCCCTAGAAGGCTTGGAACTAACGTCTCAGCAAATGAAGGCGATTGAGATACTACTCAAGAAATCTATTCCAGATCTGAGCGCAGTTGAACTCTCTGGTGACGATAACAAACCAGTAGCACTTAAGGTCATTACAGGCATAGCTAATGATCAGTGATGTGTTAGAAGAGATTAGTGAAGAGGAAGCAATTGATCTGGGCTACAGACCAAGACTGCCTCAAAAGAAGATACACGAAGCATTAAGAAAATGTAGGTTTGTGGTAGTGGTAGCTCATCGTAGGATGGGCAAGACCGTTTCAGCAATCATGGAACTGGTTGACAGGGCGCTTAACAATGAACAGGTTAATCCTCGTTATGGCTACATCGCACCGACTTACTCGCAGGCTAAACGTATTGCATGGGATTATCTGGTAGAGTACACCAGACCACTTGGGGCAAAGGTTAACATTGCAGAGCTTAGAGTTGACTTCTTAGGAAGGCGCATAAGCCTGTATGGATCAGAGAACGCAGAGTCATTACGTGGTCAATACTTTGATGGCGTAGTGCTTGATGAGATTGGCGACCAGAACCCTAAGATATGGACTGACATTATTAGACCAGCACTTACAGACCGTAAAGGCTGGTGTTTGTTTATTGGTACGCCTAAAGGCAATAACCACTTTGCAGACTTTAAGGAACGTGCGCTAGGTGGTAATGGCTGGAAGTTCCTAGAGTTTAAGGCTAGTGAGACGCAGATCCTTGACGCAGTAGAACTTGCAGATGCAAGGGCTGAGATGGGCGAGGATAAGTACAGACAAGAGTACGAATGTTCGTTTGACGCACCAGTTGAAGGCGCTTACTATGGTGGCTTGATCAATGAAGCAGAAAAAGAAAACAGGATTACGAAGATTCCTAGAGACGAACTGGCACGATTGGTTTGTAGCTGGGATCTTGGCATCAGTGATTCTACTTGCATCTGGGTTGCTCAAGTAGTCGGCAAAGAGATACAGCTCATTGACTGTTTAGAAAATCATGGCGTAGGCTTAGACTATTATGTTAGTTGGCTGCGTGAAAAGGGTTACTCTAAGGCACAGAACATCTTACCGCATGACGTAAGGGTAAGGGAGCTAGGAACAGGTAAGAGTCGGCAAGAGGTATTGATGGAGGCAGGACTAGATGTGATCATCGCTCCTAGTTTATCTGTTGCAGATGGCATACAATCCGTTAGACGCATGATGCCTAGATGCTGGTTTGATAAAGAGACAACGAAACAAGGCTTTGCTGCACTCAGGAACTATAGACGAGTATATGACGAGAAGCGCAACGTGTTTTACGACACACCATTGCATGATTGGTCATCACACTTTGCAGACAGCTTTCGCTACCTAGCAATCGGTTTAGTTGAGACAGATACTACGTGGGGAAAACCATTGAAAATTAACACAGATTGGGTAGTCTAATGGCTAAAATGAACGATGAGGAAATTAAGAATCTACTAAGCACAGAGATTGATAACGCTATTGGTTATCTTGAGACTGAGACGGTAGAGTCAAGGGCTGAAGCATTAAACGCTTATCTACGCAATCCATATGGTAACGAGGTAGAAGGTCAGTCACAGATCGTCACTGGCGAAGTTGCAGAGGCTGTAGATGGTGCATTACCTCAGTTAATCAGAGTGTTTACCTCTAGCGAGGATGCAGTACAGTTTGAACCTGTCAACGATGGTGATGAACCATTTGCAAAGCAGGCAAGTCAATTAGCTAACTGGGTATTCTACAAACAGAATGACGGTTTCCTAATCATGCATAACTGGTTCAAAGATGCATTGATGCAAAAGAACGGCATCGTCAAAGCCTACTGGCAATCTAACAAAGACACCACAAAAGAGAAGTACAAGAACTTAACCGAAGATGAGCTTGCAATGTTACTGGCTGACGGTGAGTTTGAAATCGTTAAGCAAAATACCAATTCAAATATCGGTGCTGACGGTATGGAGTATTACACATACGACATCACTATCCAGCGCACCAAAGATAACAGTCGCATCGTAATTGAAAACGTGCCTCCAGAAGAGTTTATTATTGATAAGCGAGCTAGGAGTATTAACGATGCTCAGTTTGTGGCTCATAGGCGCTTTATGCCACGTGGAGACCTCATTGCTATGGGGTACGACAAGGATAAAATAGAAAGTATTCCTACTGGTGATCGTTTGGCTTACGCTCCAGAGCGTTTAGCACGTTATTCTAACGGTGAGATCCCAGAGTATTCACCTAGCGAAGATCCATCAATGCAAGAGGTGGAAGTGTTTGAGTGCTACATCCGTGCAGACTTTAACGGTGAAGGCTTTAACTCACTGCATCGCATCGTAATGGGTGGTGAGTACATACTAGAGATGGATGAGTGCGACTACGTGCCATTTCATTCTGTCTGCCCATTCCCTATTCCGCACAAATTTTTTGGTCAGTCTATGGCTGATCGCACAATGGACATCCAGCTTGAGAAAACTACGCTGACACGTCAACTGTTTAACAACTTATACCTAACCAATAACGCTCGTGTAGTGGCTATTGAAGGTCAAGTTAACTACGATGACTTGCTATCATCTACCGCAGGCGGTGTGATTCGTGCTAAGTCTCAAGGTGCTGTAACACAATTGAACGTAGCTAATACTGCTGGTCAAACCTTTCCTATGTTTGAGTATCTTGATGGCGTACAGGCTAAACGAACTGGCGTATCAGATATGCAACAAGGTCTGGACTCTAACGTATTGCAGAACGTAACAGCCACAGCAGTAGCAGCAATGACGCAACAATCCACAGGCAAGCTAGAGCTAATGGCTCGTATCTTTGCTGAGACAGGCGTTAAGTCACTGTTTAAGGGAATCCTGCACCTATTATGCAAGTACCAAGACCGTGAACAGGCTATTCGCATGAATAACACATGGGTATCGTTTGATCCTCGTGAGTGGTCAGACCAATACAACGTAACAATCAACGTAGGTCTAGGCAACGGCAACCGTCAAGAGCAGATCGCTATGCTACAGATGATCCTTGCTAAACAAGAGCAAGTGTTACAGGGATATGGCATGAATAACCCATTAGTATCGCTTGGTCAGTACCAGAAAACACTGTCACGTATGATTGAGATGGCTGGATTTAAAGACTCAACATCATTCATTAACGTGATTACGCCAGAGATTGAGCAACAAGTAGCACAACAAGCGTCAGAAGCTCCAGCAGATCCAACGACTGAGGCAGCTAAAATCTATGCACAGATTGAACAATCTAAGGCAGAGCTAAAAGCACAGGCTGATGCGGCTAAAAACGAACTTGATCGTCAAAAAATGATGATTGAGAACGAACAAAAGCAACTTGAGATGCAACAAAAGGCTGCCGTAGACAATGCAGAGCTTGCGTTAAAAGAAATGAAGCTACAGATTGAAGCGATGAAAGCACAAGACGGAACTAACGTAATGAAGATGGATTCTGTCATGAAGGCTATTAGTGCCTTGAACAATCTTGCTAATTCTGGTATAAATCAGTAAGTTAAAAGGGATAGTTATGGCATATTCTCAACTAGATGGCACTCAGTACCTAGATCCAACAACTGGGCAGTACTATACGCAACAAACCTATATGCCTGAAGAGTCATATTATGGAACAGGTAGCTATCGCCCATATAACGGTAATAACTCCGCACAGAATCCTGCATTATTGGGAGGTAATAATGTTTATGCTCCATCACGGATAATTAGAAAAAACACTGGTGACGTATCTCAGGTGTGGAAAATGCTACAGAACAAGCAACCATACCAATACAATGTTCCGTCAATTGCATCAATGTTTCCGTCAATGGCTATGCCTAATATTGGAAATTTTCAAGGAAACCAATCAGTTGGTGGATTAT